TTTCATCTCTTAAAAAGTTAGTATCATTTGCTGTTCCAAAGAATGCACATCTTCTCGGATATTTTTGGGCTCTACGCCCATACGACGCTCTAAAGACGTCATCAGTTCTACTTAAGAAGTTTTTTACCAAATTCATTTCAGATTTTCTTAATGAACTAAGTTCTCCCATTTCTAGAATCCAACTTCCTTGGATTAACTCGCAAGCGTCTTTACCCTCCACATTAACTAAACTATCGTTATACCATTCCATGCCTAAAATTTTTAAAAATGTACTCTTCCCTACACCTTGCGGACCTATTAAAATAGGCATATTATCCCATTTAATCCCACCATAGATAGCTCTTTTAGCTGCGGCAACTAATGATTTTTCTGAAACTTCTCTAGTATATACATTATCTTCACAGCCTAGATAATCGATAAATAAAGTTTCTAGTCTTTTTTCCCCGTCCCATAAAGTTGATTGAATTCTAGTAGCAACCTTATTTTCTGCATTTTCTTCTGCAATCAGATTAACACCATCTATAATTTTATTTGTAGACGTGGTACCATAAGTACTCTCTAAATACCACCTAAGACCTGCATCATCTGTATCAGTCCATAGCCTATCGTCAGCTTCAAACTTTCTATCCCAGGGTACATCTTTTCTTACCAGTATTCTTGAAGAGAAAATATCCTTGAAAATTTTAAACTTTAATTCTCTATCTTTTCTTAAAATCAGCATTATATTAGCAAGAGTACTAAGTACTTTCGTATTATCTTTCGAGTTATATACAAGTTCTGCTGTCCAAGAATCGTCTTCTTCAACTACTATACCTTCAACTGTATCTACATCAGGATTATTAGAGACAGAGAATTCAGATATTGCTTTTTGTCTTCTCTCTTTAAGTAAATCAGAATTGACTGGAGTCTTAGCGAATACCCATTCTTTCATAGCCAGCCAAGAAGGTAGTTTGGCCACAGGAGTTTTAATATCTGCTTGGATGTCCAAATGTCCAAATTTATGTAATCTTACTAAGTCAAAAGCATTTACTAATTTTTGACTACAAGGGTCAGTGGCATGATGTGAGTATAAGAAAAGTCCATCTTGATACACAATAGCTCCAGCAGCAGTACTTCCACCCACAAAGGTTAATCTATCAGGTATATCACAGGGTTCATATACTCCAGGTAAAAACTCATCTATTGCTTGGTAAATGTTGAACCTTCTACAGAATGCCCCTACCATTCCCTCTTTTTCTAAAGGGTTTTCTTGTTGCTTCAGCAAAGTTAAATGATGCTTTTGAGCATCAGGAACTTCTGGCCATGTTGTTACATCTCTCCAATCAGCATACATATTAAGAACTGCCTTACCATCTAGCATAGGCTTGTCTGCATAGGTAAATACATAATCGCTATCAGTAGAATGGCTAGGCCAGTACATTAACCTAACAGCTTGAAAGGTAGTAGGATCACAATAACGTAATCCTATAGACTCTGCTACCTTCCTTGCTATCGGTTCATACTCATCAGCAGACACGTCTTCAGCTAAGGGCAAAATAACTCTAATCCTAGGTTTAGTAGTTTGGTGCTTACGAGTGCTGTACACTGCATAAGCACAGCCTAAACTATTAAGAGTTTTTATAATCTTAGTATCATCCTCATAAGCTAAGTTGTCTAAGTCAAGAGTAATTAAACTCCTGCTTTCGATAGCTTCACTTCTTCTAAGATTACCTTTTAATTTTCCACCAACAAAGCCACCAACGTCCTTAATATCATCTTGCTTAGCTTTGGAATAGGATAAGAACTCGTCTAGTGTTTCAGCTGTTATTTTAGGTTTACTTAATCTTTCCACAAATTCAGACCAGGTAATCTCTGTAGTTACCCACTGCTTAGATAGTCTGTTATTTGCTTCTGATATTATTAATTTTCTCGAGTTCTCCATTTGCTATCTCCTTTTACTCAAGTTCTATTATTTTAGATATGCAGTTAATCGCTCCAGGAATGTTTAAAGCAATTAAATTCCTAAAAGTCTCATTCATTAAAATAGCCTTTTTAGCTGTATAGCCCTCACATATCCCCATTATGATAGTAGTCCAATCTGTTTTTAATTTATCAGCAATGTTCTCTAAAGTATTTTCGTTATCATATTCATCTGCTTCATTCCCTTTTTCTATCCAGGACAAGTACTCAACAGCCTTGTTGTAGTCTTCTAATCCGTTTTTCTTTTCTGCACGAACCAGGTACTTAACTACATTCCAAATTCTAGTCCCTAAAGGGTTAGGCATGTTTCTGACAATTGCGTCAGATAGATCCTTACATTCAAAATTACAACCTGGTATCATATAATGTTTTGGTGAGTGAACATTATCACTAGCAAGCTCTACATTCTTTTCAAAAGCCTTTTTTAAATCTTCATCTGGAGCTTCACCGATAGCAATTAGTATTTTCTTTTCAAGAGAAGGGCTTTCTATATTAAGTCTCCCATTTTCTACGTATGATAGAAAGCCTTGAGTAACACCTATTTTTTCAGCAAATTCTTTTTGAGATAAATTATTTTCAATTCTATATTTTTTAATTTTTCCGCCTATATGCATAATTTCCTCCTAATCTTTCATATAATAACTACCAGTAAATCCAGCAGCATTTAAAATTAATCCTTTAGCCCAACTTATTTCTTCTGTCATAGTTTTTATAACTTCTTCTAACTCCACAGATTTTGGAACATCTAGTATTATCTCATCGTGTACATGGAACACTATTGGCCAACCTTTATCTTTTACTCTTAGCAAAGTTTCTGCTAAGCAGTCTCTTGCTATAGCTTGTACAATATTTTCCGTTAATTTCCCTCCATAAGTTGGGATAATTTCCCACTTCTTAGTGGTTTGGTTAATACCCATGTAATGCATCTGCATTTGTCCAAATTGGTTTTCTTTTAAAAAAGGTTTTGGATAGAAAAGTTTTCTACCACTCGGCAATTCTATTGTGAAAAAGTCTTGACCATAAATAAAATCGTACTCTTTAGCTAACTTTACACACTTAACCATTTGAGGTTCTCCAGTTTCTAAAACTTCAACTGCTGCATTCTCTAACGCATACCACAACTCCACAATTCTTTTAGATGATTTTCTCCATCTATCAACAATGTCTTTCATTTCTTCATCAGTCAGCCCCATGTCTGCCGCACCCATAGCAGTTAAAGCTCCAACACTACCTTGATATCCCAGAGCAAGTTCGGCAACTTTTCCTTTAGCTCTAAGATGATAGTTTTCTTCACCTTTTGCTATGGTGTTTATTGGCACTCCAAACATCTGAGATGCAGAGGCTTCGTAGATTTTTCCATGCGTTTTGAATACTTCCATTCTCCACTCTTCTCCAGCAAGCCATGCTATTACTCTTGCCTCTATTGCTGAGAAGTCTGACACAACAAAATGATTACCTTCAGAGGGGATAAATGCTGTTCTGATAAGCTGTGATAAGGTATCAGGTATGTTTCCATAAAGCATTTCTAATATTTCTCCATCACCTTTTTTAATAACATCTCTAGCTACATCTAAAGTTTCTATATAATTTCTTGGTAGGTTCTGTACTTGAACTAATCTTCCAGCATATCTTCCAGTCCTGTTGGCTCCATAGAACTGCAATAGTCCTCTTACTCTTTCATCCTTACACATAGCTTCGTCCATAGCTTTATACTTCTTAACTGATGTCTTAGAAAGCTCTTGCCTTATTTCCAAAACTCTTTTTGCTTTTCCATCATCTAGAGTATCTATCATTTTTCCTACTGTAGCTTTTTGTAAATTCTCCACTTCTTCTCCCGCTTCTTCTAACCACTCTAATAGTTGCTTAGCAGAGTTAGGATTATCTAGTTTAGTTATATCTCTTGCTTCTTCTAGTAAATTAGCTCTGGATAATGCGTCTATATACAGAGCACCATTCACTAACTCACTGTCAACTCTTACTCCGTATGCATTCATAAATGTATCTAACACCCAAAGCTTCCACTCTCTTTCAGGGACAGGAAAGGCACTTAATCTTCTGCCAATCTCCATTTCTGTAACTACATCTTGCACGCAATATTCTTTGAATAACGACCATTTCTCAGGTGCATGATGTGGCAGGTTTCTAGTTCTGTTTCCGTTGCTCTTAGTTGGGTTACACGGAATACAGAAATATCTAATCAGAGCACTTCCAGTTGTAAGTTTTTTCTTATCTTGTGGTAAACCCATAGCATTACCTATTGCAGCAAGACCAGCAGTATATCCACAATAAAGACCGTGAACCATAGTACATTGCCATTGTTCTAAAGGAGTTTCTATTCCAGCCATATTCAAACACCACCACTCAAAGACAGCATTATAAGCATACTTAATACAAGACTCATCTTTTAAAAGGTCTAATACTTCTCCAGGAATAGCTTCACCTTGTGCAAGGTCTACTATTTTTACATCTTGGCCATCAACGGAATATGCAAATAAAAGTATCTGAAAATCATCACTCATTGCATACTTATAAGCACCTG